GGAGACAGCAGAGGCAAACGCCGATAAGTATTTCTACCGTATGGTTCAATGGCAAGAGAAGGCGATGGGGCAATACAGCCCAAGTTGGGATGAATTATGAACGATAAGATTAAAGCGATAGAGCCGACAATTATCGAACGGCTACGCGCTGGCGTTGTTGAGTTTCCGGTTATCGTAGAAAACCCAGCACTTATTATGGATGCCGCAGCGGATGCGCTGGAAGCAGCAGAACTGGAACGCAATGCAGCGATACAAAGTGCAGTCAAAGCACAGCAGACCATAAAGGAAATATCAGAAGTGCTGAATAGTGAGACATACCCTGATGAGCAAACACAGCGAATTATTGAAATCATAGAGAGCAAGTCATGAGTAAACCAACCACGGCAGAAATTCGGGAACGGATATGCAGCACAAAAGGTATCAATCATGATGACTTGATGGAGCTATCCAGAATCCTGCTCGACAGGCTGGAAGCAGCAGAGGCAAAAATGTGTGGAGGATTACCGGCTGTCGGTGGTCACGATGACTGTCATGCAAGCCAGTTCAAGAAAACTATTCGTGATCTTGAAGCAACCATAGCCGCTATATCAGAACTGCAACGATACAGGGCATTTCATGATAATTGTCGCATTGAAGACAGGGACGGAATGTTCGTTCTATATGAAGACCTTCAAGCAATCATAAGGAGTAAGGCATGAGTAAACGGAAATATAAACGCCACCACACAAATTCACTTATACGCGCAGAACGGGCAAATGAACTTATGGAAAAGCTAGAAGCAGCAGAGGCAACCATAGCCGCTATACAGTGGAAAAGCATTTGTAAAGATAACATGGAATATCAGGCAACCATAACCTGCTTTCAGATGGGCGAACTTCAAGCAATCCTGAACAGGTGCAAGTCATGAACGATAAGATTAAAGCGATAGAGGAACGTCATAGCAGAGATGCAAAAGCCATAAAAGAATGTCCAGAACAGGAGGTGTATGTTTGGGCGTATCTGTCACATGAAGACCGCGCCACACTCATTGAAGAATACCACTTGCTGGAAGGCAGGCTGGAAGCAGCAGAGCAGACCCGATTAGGATTGCTTAAAAGGTTAGCTGTACTGGACGCAAAAGATCGAGCAGCAGAGCAGACCATTGAGAAAATCGAGGAAAGCATACGAGGTGTGCCAGAGGATTTCATGGACGGTGCTGTTGTAGATATACAAGAATCAATCCTGAACAGGAGCAAGTCATGACTGAACCAACCACAGCAGAAATCAGGGAACGGCATGACACTATTGATCGTTATAATGGTGCTGAATTTAGTGACTATATCTTTGCAGATGAAGACCGTGGAATCCTGCTAGATAGGCTGGAAGCAGCAGAGCAGACCATAAAGAAAGCGTTAGAACTTGAAGTACATGAAGCCTGCATCCCCGCACGGATACGCTTTGTGTATGCCGGAAAACTTCAAGCGGTCCTGAACAAGAGCAAGTCATGAGTAATTCAATAGTACGGGATATGCTTGAAGCACTGGAAGTACAGCACATCAATGAACTGATGGATGATGGCAAGCATTACATTATTGAGGTTTGTAAGAGGATAGCTTCTGAAAATAAGAAACAGATGGAAACATCCGAACTGGAACGCAACGCAGCGATACAAAGTGCTGTTGTTAGTGAGGAGCGTGCTGAGAAAGCGGAGGCTGAGCTTGCACTGGTTCGCACAGAGAACGCTGATTTGATTGAAGATATTAAACAAGCGATTGATGCTGCTAACGTGTTTGCTGCCGAGATTGTTGAAATGAAGCAGGCACTATCCTTTGATTGGGACTTGTTTAAATCTACCCAGGAATCGCTGCGGGAGCATATGCAGATTATTAAAGCCGTAGCTGAGTATATGGAAGGTAAAACATTCCACCGGAGGGACATTATGGCGATTATTAAGCGGGGTGGGTTGTGAGGTGGGCTAACATCCTGATCGAAATCACACTGGCAGTAATCGCGCTGGGTGGGGCGTTCATCGTGGGGTTTCTGGTGGGGATTAAGCCTTAAATCTGGAGAATTAAATGATTAGCAGAAGGGAATTATTACGCAGGTTAGGGCTTAGTACGATAGCGGTTGCCGCCGCTCCGGTTGTGGCAAAACTGAATGAACTGCCATTGCCGAAACATCGGATCAAGAAACCTGTAAAGGCCCCAACGCTACCAACGGGCGTATCACAGCTATCAATTAATGGGCAAGTTGTTGGCAGGATTGTTAGATTTTCACATGAAACACAGTCACCAGTGATTGACGTAACAAATATTCATAGCGCAAGCCGTGAATACATAACGCACTATACCAATAGAGTTGCATTGGAAATTATCCCGGGTGGTGGTGGCTATACATCTATACAGGATATACTCTCATCAGGCCATATATCAACGATTGTTTTGTGGGTTGATGGCGCGTCTTTTGAATTTGAAGGTTATATATTGAGCCACTCTATTTCCGCTGGGCTTGCCGATTTCACAATGCAGGCAATAACGATTGAAGTAACTGGCGAGGTTGTCGTTGTTTAACGCTCCTCCTCAACAGTAAACTGCTTACGCCATTTCCAGCCACCGGATGAGTCTTTAGCCTGGATAACCTTAATCGGTGTGCTGGATTTGATTGAACCATAAAAGCCCAGCTTGTGCCGTACCTGTTCGTTATCTGCACCAGTTGTTTCTGGAATAACCACCAATGGGCTGGATGTGCCAACCGTCATATCCATATGCGCTGCACTGCGGATGGTGGTATCGCTGGAACTGCCCAATGCCTCTTGTTCTGTAAGGCTATTAAATATCAACCGTGCCACCCTGAACCGCTTGCGCTCATAGGTGTATTTGCTCTGGCCGATGGTCTGCTGGGTAGCTGAGTTGTCCTGCGTTGTAACCTCATACTCTGCGCCGACTTTCGGTGTCCACGGGTCATCAATCCAAATGCGTCCAACATCCACATCCTGCCCGCCTGTTGGCGTGAGGATAACCCGCACATATCGCGCTGAGTAGCTCGCGCCCAGCAATACATGCTGTTGCTGCGGGTCATCGCTTACGCCCTGCCACAGCGTGCCTGACGCACTTGCAACGTCACTTGCGCCACTGCTTGTCCCCAGATGCACGGCATACGTTCCCGCGCTGATGTTATGCCCGAAAATACCCACATACGATATGTCTTGAGCCGATCCCAGATCAAAGTCCAGTTTGACCGATTCCAGCGGGCTTGCGGTTCCCAGTGTCTGCCTGAATATCTTGCCAACCTGCCTGATCTGGACGTTGGTATCATCCAGAACCTCAGAACCATCAGAACTGTTGGTCATGGTGGCGGAGTCGCCAAGATTTTCGTAACTGATTAATGCGCCCACGTTATCCCCAGAGTGTTAAACGGATACGGTTTGAGATGAAACTGCCCTCAATTCCCAGCACGATATACTGTGAACCGGCAGAACCTAAATCCCAGCCATCAGAAAAGCCTGAACTAAAAGCGCCCGAACCTGCATCAGAACCAAAACCAAAACGATCAAAGTCGATAGATACGGTATCACCCAAGTCCATCAGGATGAACTGTGACAGATCAAAGGCGGCATCAACGGTAATGAATCGCCGTTCCTGTGCGTATAACGCAATCAACCGATCAACCTCATCATCTGCATTTGCAGCGGTTCTGAAATAGGTATTCAGGATAGCATTACCGATGGCGTGATTGTAGCCACTTGCCAGCGTGTTGCTGCTGGATGCTTCATGCTGGTATTGCTCGGATAATAAAACCCGCTCATCTTCACCCAGACTGGTGTCGATTGAATCTATATTCAGCTTGTGCCAGTTACGCAATGCGCCCATCCGGTTGGATAGACCCGGTGCATAATCTGTGCTGATGGATGATACATCTATGATTTCCGCATCGGTAAATTCTGTTACACCCGCCCCGCCTGGTTCTGCCAATCGCCCGAACGTCAGGTTTCCTGTGCGTCCGATGTAGTACCAGCCGGAGTGCGAAGCACAGCCATCAAATAAAACCTGTGCTGCCGTGCGTGAGTCCTTCAGGTAGTACGAATATGAATAGCCGATTGCATCAATTTCAGCCTGAGTGGTGGTATCCACCGTCAAGCCTGTGATCTTGTCGGTGATGCTGGTTATAAAATCACTGAAGTCTGTTGTTGATGCGTATGCAGACCCGGCCCATGACTCATAACCCGCTGGTATGGCCTCGCTGAAGTTCTCATCATGCAGGTACAGGGTGGCTTTGTTGTCCTGTGTGCGTAAATCTGTATGGGCCGAACCACGCACTGCAATCAACGGATAAAATGTATCCAGTGGTGAATTTGATGTGATGGATAGTGTGCTTCCTTTTGCGCTACCATTGAGCCGGAAACTAACCTCCATATCATCAAAGCTCACCAACACACCAACGGTCTGATCTTCCCACCCGCCAGGAACTTCTGTGCTGACGTTTAAATCATCATCAATCCGTGTTCCATCTTCCCATGTATCAATTGCCGGTGTTGAAACATTGGTTACATATGTGGTCCACAATGCGTATTCATCCGCATCACTGATGTTGTGGCCGTTGGTTGGTATTGCTGCGCCGATCCCGATTGCGGAAGTCCACCAACCATCCGGGCTTGCCGTTCCCGAAAAGCTTCTGGCCCGGTCAACATACATTTCGAAATAGTATTTCCCGCCCGCGCTGGCTGCTTTTGTGTCAACGCTATGGCCGGTAATCTCATAAATCCCGGCGGGACTGTTAAATGTCCTGTTTGGGTTTTGGATCGTGCGGTCAAGATTGGAGAGTGTTGCGCCATCCGTTTCAACACTGTCATCTATAACAGACAGGTTGCCGGTGCCGGTTGCTACCGGGTCACAGGTGATCTTGCCGGTTGCTGCGCTGGATAATTTAAAGCCCGTATCCGTAACAGAAAACCCAACCTCTGCACCGTTATCCATGACCCGATCCATTTCGACAATGGTTGCATCATGGGCATCATAGGCGCGGGTAGCCTCATCTGTCAGGATTGGATCACAGCTTAATGGCGTACCAAAACAATATGGCTTGAGTTTATTGACTGCATCGCCCGATGCATAGGTGGATTGCTGGATGTTCTGATCTAAAATAGCGGCTGAATCCCGCAGTGTTATGCGTAGATTATCAACGGAATCGAAATCACCCTTATCCGCAATAGCGGTTGCGATGACCGTACCGGCAGACCAATCCTGCCCAACGTCCAGCATCTTGATCGTGACAGCGCCATCGCGGAACTCCCAGCCCGTTGCATCATCAAAGTTGCCTGAGTTGTTCGCCAGCACCAGCGCACCAATACCGGCCACTGGCTTGCGGCCTGTAAACGGTGCAGCAACGCGCCACTTGTAGGATATATCCCCTGACAGAACACCCTGGAACCATGTTGATGCAGGCGTATCACCACTATCGGTAGTGAAATCCTCGGTAGCAACATACAACACCTGACCCTGTGGGCTTTGCGCTGTGTCTATGTAGCCGATAGACGCGGCAATAATGCGCCTAGCCACCTATCGTTCTCGGCTGTGAGTCAATCAGTAGCCGCAATTCATCGGCCAGTCTGTCTATGGATTCCCTGATTCCCTCATCAATCGCCTGCCCGGTCCGGTGTTCGTCAACCAGAATATCAGTCTGGTTATTAACCGCCGCAGATACGTCCTGTGTCGCCTGTATGTTTAGGTCAAGCGGTGCGCCGATGGACTCAGCAAACAGTAAAGCCTGCTCGCGCAATATGTCACCCTGATCCGTAACCATCTGGGCAAGTGCCTCGGCCTGCAGGGTTGCAGCGGCTTCAACTTGATCAAGGAAAGCGATCAGGCTATCGGCCTGCGCTATTTGCCCTGCTTCATCCAGTCCGCCAAAGGCTTTATCAACCAGCGATTGAATCTGCGAAACGATACTGGCGATTTCTTCCGGTGAACCAGCCGTACTCAATGAGCGGTACAGTGCCTGTGCATCACCCATCATTTGCTCGAACGTCTGCGGGCCTTCAATCGCCTCGCGGATCTTGTTCTGTTGCGCCTCGATGCTCTGAGATATGCCGGTGATCAGTTGGTTTACCGCCGCGAGATATTCCAGTTCGCCACGATACCGCGCATCTATCAGTTGTGATATTTCGTTTAACTGTTCCGGGGATCCATCAAAACCGCTAAACAGGTCTGACAATGCCGTACCAATCATGGTCAGCTTTTCAGTGCTGGATGTTGCCGCGTTGTTTAATTGTTCTGCGAGTACATCAGCGGGATTTGAACCGGCAAAGGCTTCGATAGCCATGCCCACGGTATTCAATGCCGTTACATAGCGTTGTAGTGCTTCTGTCTGCGCTTCCAGACCATCAAACTGATTTACATAATCCCTGATCGTGCTACCGAATGATCCAAGGATAACACCGAACCTTGAGTCCAGAAGGTTCTCAACCGTGATGGCTTCTTTATCCAGTTTGATCGACCATGCCGCGAGTGCGCTGGTTACTTTGTCCAGTTGGTCGGCAGACAGGAATGAAGCAATGGCCGCATCAAATTGCTGGATGGCATCAATCGCGCCGGTACGGAACTCGCCAACGCCACCACGACCGCCACCCAAAAAGAAACCACCCAACGCGGATTCCTGTAATCCCTTGTTGGTTACATCACCACGCCCCAATGAACCCGCTCCGAATATCTGCGGTTTTCTGTCGCCAAATAGTCCACCGATAGCGCCACCCAGCAAGCCGCCGATAATAGAACCGATACCCGGCAGTATTGCTGTGCCGATCATTGCACCTACAGAACCACCGATACCACCCTGCCCGCCGAATATCTTGTCACCCAGAACCCCGCCGATGATCCCGGCTAACCCGAACTGCCAGTTAGCTGCACCACCTGAGAATATATCGCTGAAATTGGCAAACGCCTGCTGTATCCCGCTGCCAGTGAATATGCTGGTAAACCCGCTGAATATGGAACTGATTCCACCACCGGCCATGCCACTGAATAATCCACCCGCACCACCTAAAGCACCACCGGCTGCACTCGCGGCACCGGACGCAAGCCCGCCCGTCATTGCCGCGCCTATTCTCATAACTATCGGTTGCGTAATTGCCGCATGGAGCATTTGCGCGATAGTGTCTAAAAACAGATCCTTGATTGATTGCAGGCTGAACTTGCCGTTCTTGACCAAGTTTGACCAGAAGGATTGGAACGTATCATCTAATCGTTTAAATGAATTCTCGATAACCGCAGCAACACCTACTGATGATTCTGCTATCTCTTCAATCGCCTCGGTTGTTTCTTCTTTGAACTCTTTTGCACCACCGACAGCATCCCTGTAATTATTTTCAAGCATCGCCAGCCATTGGTTGAACTCATCCCGCTTAATCTCGCCCGCCGCCAGCGCAGAAGTCAACACCGCAACCTGTGTATTGAAATCCTCTTCCAGTTCAATAACCGGATCAAGGTTGCGTTTCAGTTCTTCAAGTGAATCAACCAGGCTTTCTACCTCTCTGGTTTCTTTCTTTATCTCTTCAGCCACTTTCTTGACAACAACAACAACATCCTTTTTAACCTTTATCGCTTCTTTGGTTCGTGCGATTTCAGTTTTAAGAACGCCTTCAGCCTTCCGCATTTCTGCGAACAGTCCTTTCTGCCTGCCCTCAAGAAACTTCAAGTCAGCAGCATACACCTTTGATGTCAGACTGCTCTTGCGCCACCATGATTCCTGTTTCTCTTTGACCTTCTGTATTTCACGCTCTAGCGCAACGATCTCTTTTGTGGCCGTTGCAATCGCTGACTGAAACTTGGCAATAGATGCGTTCTTCTGCATCGCCCTGGTCAGTTCTGTTGTTGCCTTTTCTGCATCACCGATAACATCATTCAGACTGCGGGTTGGTGTTAGCAGTCTAACCATCGCATCTGCAACCAGATTCACGCCGGGCAGTAGTTTCGCGCCAAGACCTTCAGCCAATAGCGTGATGCTGACTTTCAATCTGTCTAACTGGAACGCAGACCCCTGCGCCATCTTTGCAAACGCCTCATCGGTTGCGCCCGCGCGATCTCCGGTTGCCTCCAGAATTGAATTGAACTCTTTTGCCCCATCAGCACCAAGTGACATGACCGCAGTCAAACCTTCAACGCGCCCGAACAGTTTCTGGAGTTTTTCTACATCACCATCAGCAGCTACCTGTATATCATCAAGGAACTTCGCAAGCCCCTTCGCTTCAAGAGCCTCGGCATTGAACGCAACGCCCAGTTCATCAGCCATTGCTACCGACTGAGATGATTGCTTGAGAACCGCAGCCAAAACACCGCGCAAGCCGGACATGGCTTCAGATGTAGCAATACCTGATTTGGTCAAGGTAGCAACACCAGCAATCAGCTCATTAATCGGAACCCCTGTTTGCGCTGCTATCGTGGCTACATTGCCGATACTGGTTGCCATTTCTTCAACCGTGGTCTTGCCCTGCTTCATGCCAACAAACAGCAGGTCGGATATGTCAGTTGCCTGTGATGCCTCCATCCCGTATGCGTTCAGGATAGTGGTCAGCGCATCAGCAGCTATTGCCACTTCTGTCACGCCGCCAATTGCCAACTTGTTAGAAGCGGTCAGCAAATCCATCTGCTCAGCAGCAGTTGATGCTCCGGCAGATATGATCTGGTATAACGCCTTGGCTTGGTCAACCGGCGATTTGCCGAACTCTCTCGACATATCACGAATGGAATCCGTCAACGCATCCATGTTGGATGTATCACCAACCAGCGTGGATACCTCGTTCATCGCCTTTTCAAACTTCACGGCCTCATTGATCGCCACGCCCATCGCCGCTGTAACGCCGATACCCATCCGTTTAAAGGATGTCAGTATCTGCGCTGATCTGCGTTTTGATAGCGTGGTTGCGCGGTTTAGATCGCTGGTAAAATTAGCGATATCCGCACCAACGCGAACAACGAGTGAACCAATAGTTGCCATTCAATTTCCTGAAAGCATGGGGCAGGAATGACCCTGCCCCGCTGGAGTGCTGCAAACGGCATAAAGTCCTGAATGGTGAAATCGCCACCACCACGCTTTTTAACGCCGGTTGCAGATGCAATAAAGTTGGTTTGATTGGCAGCGCGAATGTCATCGCGCTCAACGCCCCACGGATTAATCCGGTAATAACACTGGTATAACAATATCTCAGCAGATGACCACTGCCTTACTTCGTGAAAAGGGATGCCCATCGTCACGCTCAGAAATATTAGAAACTTGAGCGTTGGACGGGCTTTTAATTTCCCTCCAATTCCTCAACATCCCCATCTGTCATGCCATTGAGGCTTTGACAGGAATTAAAGATGCGTGAAATTGGTGCTGCCGACTTCTTGCCCAGCGCCACCATATCCTTGTCGCTGAACAAGCGGTTATTGTCGGCATCCACGATGCAACGTGCAATGAAGCGGGCGCGGAAGTTCTGCAATCTCTGCTTATCCCCCTTGCCCTTGCTGTCAAGCATGGACGCTTCAAACGCATCCCGCTCACATGCCGCCATTGCAATAATCCGAACACTACCACCCCACTCAGGAACATCAATATCCTCATGGGAACGGTCATCGGCTTTTAAAATCTGGTCTTTGGTCAATAAGGTCATTTTAATTTCGCCTTTTATTTATGCCAGGTTATCGGTTACATCACCATCAATTTCAATGGTGAATGAACCGCGCACGATGTCATCCATATTTGCAGCAAACGAAAAGTTCAATACAAAGCCACTGAATGAAAACGTGGTGTTCGGGCTATCGCTGAATCGAATGATGAAGTTCTGCACATCACCAGCAAGGAACGCATCCCATGTATCAATCAACGCAGTCTCAGCAGCAAGGAAATTGAAGTCTGCGGAAATCTGACCCATGTCAGGGATACCAACGTCCTTGCCCTTGGCAGTTGATGCCAACGTAGTTGTGTCGATGACCTGACGCGAACCTGTCGGGCCCTGGAAAGAGGTTACACCACCAATCACGGCGTAGACGATAGGGCTTGCGGAATCGCCCAGTTCAATTGTGCAGCCTTGTGTTTTTACACCAGCCATAATAATTAACTCCATGCTTAAAAAGAAAAAGCCCCAATGTTACTTGGGGAAGACCAGACCTGTGATTACAGGTCGATTCATTTAACCGATCAGGGCAAAATCCAATCTGACCCTGTGGTTTTGTGTTTGGTTGAAATAGTCGTCACCCTCGCCATTGAGGTATCCGACTGTGCCGTTGATTGCGGCTTTTGATGCCTCTGCCATTGATTTGGCTTCAGCATATGAATTTGATATGCAGTTGACCTGTAATAGTTTGCGCTCGGATCCCGGCGCGGCTGATAGTTTGTTGTGTGCTTCTGTCGCTATCAATTGATATGTCATATACGGGACCGCTGCATTGTCCGGTGCAACTTGCGGGTATATCCTGCTGCCGACCAATGCCGTCAAGGTTGCATCATTGTTCAGTGCTGCGAATAGGGTGGATTCAATGCTCATCGCCTTGGTTTGTTCCTGGTGCCAAGTTTTTTGGCGATACGTTCAAGATCACCACCAAGTTTCTGCTTGAATACTGCTGGCGCTTTGGTTTTGTTTGCTATTGCTGCCGGGCGCAGGAATGGTTGTGCCGACATCTTGTCTGTCCCAAGCTCTACCATTGTTCCGTAATACGCGCCTTTTGGGTCATCACGTCCGCGCCCTGTTTTGTATCCGATGTAATAAAGCTCTCTTGAATCACCTGCCAGTGTCGCCCGATCTCTATATCGAGCGGATAACAATTTCATGGTGATTGATCTTTTCAATCTGCCGGGCGGGATTATTTCCCCGTCCTTGGTTTCACTGCCTTCGCTGCTCATCGGGGCGCGGGCAACCGCATCATCTTTAACCACCTTTGCCATCGCCCGGGCCGCGTTGCGTAGTACGTTTTTTGGGAACCCTTTTTTACCTTGAATGGCCGGCGCTAAATCACGCAGGTTTTTCTCTAGCTGGGCAAGTCCATCAATCCTGATTGTTTCAGCCATTGTCAGTTTCGCCCTCAAAGCACATCATCTCTATCAGTGCGTTGGAATAACTGCGCTGATACGGCATCATCACGGTTTTAATATCGTATTTTCTACCGTTGGCAGCATCTTCAACGCGCCATGTTGAATCAATCCCAGACCACTCAGATCCATAGCGGATAACGACGCGGGCTTGCAGCGAACTATTAACCTGGTCGGCGGTGAAGTTTTCAGATCCGCTCAAGGCTTCAATACCGCCCCAGACAGTCGCCGTGGTTGACCAGGTGATTGTTACACCACCAAGCCCGTCCTGAGTCTCAACCTGTTGCTGCAGATTCAGCCTGTTGCGTAACCGCGCGGCTCGCATCAGTATTCACGCCACGGGGCCAAGAGCATCTTTGTGGTTTCAAGCTCGACCATTTTCAGACTGGAATGTGTCTCGCGGTTCTCAAACAGATCCGCCGCCTGGAGCTTGATAGCTGATTTAATCGCTTCCGGCACTAATCCTGCCAAATCCTGTGGGCTATCGTCCGATGGTTCTGAGCCCGCAACAAACGTGATCTGTACCGCATCATGCCTGAGAGCTACGCTCGGAATACTCACGGTGGTATCCCGGTAAATCACGCTGCGGCCCAGATCATGCCGGTATGCTCCAGCGTCTAGCGTGGTTAATACCTGCGGGCTGTCAGTGGTGTAATACTGGATCTGCGTAACCGATGATAACGGCGGCAGCGGTAAGCATATCTCGGAATAGAATCCCCAGATGTCCGCGCGGTAGGTGCGCTGGACCAGCGACAGCTGATACTGCTTTTCAACAAACTGCCGTGCAGCTGCAATCATCATGTGCAGGATCATGTCGTTGTCGCTGGTATCTTCGCAACGGCAATGCACCTTCATTTCATGCAGGCCAACAGGTTCGATAACAGGCACAACCGTTTCGGTCAGTTGCCTGGTTGATACTTTATAAGACATCTTTCAGGTTTTCCCATGCAGTGCCATCTGCAATTTCATCAAGGCTAAATTGTTTGTAGCTCATTTCGTGCATCCACTCTGACCTGTCACCACGATTTAACGGCGCATCAACAGACGGTGAACAGACTGGAGCGCAAGCGTTTTGATCATCCAGGCAGACGGTTGGTTTACCCTGCTTGATTGCTTCAAACATGCTCGTTCCTTTGCTGCCAATACAAATATCATGCGCGGCTATCTGCGCCCCTAAACGGACTGGGCCAACGCCATTGGCTGGATGCTTGCGAATATTGACCACCCCGTACCGCTGCCGGGCTTGCATGGCTATATCTGATACGTCTTGTCCGTAATCAGCCAGGATAAGACAGCTATCCTCTCCGGGCTGCAGCGGCTGCAGTTCCGGTTTCGGTCTTGGTGCTGTGCCTGTTGCGTACTTTCGTGACCCGTCCGGCATCAGCCAGAAGATAGCCACACAATCAGGATCGCCCCACCATGCGCGGTCAATCATCAATGGTGTTGAGTGCTTCCACTGCTCAAACGCGAAATGCGGGCCGCTTATTACATGGAAGTCATGCGCCTCAACGTATGGGCTGGGCGTTGTATCAAAACCTGCCGACTTAAACGCATTCGCATGATCGCACTGGTGCGGCATGTTTAGGTTGTAGTGCATCAGCCCCATAAATTACCCCTGATTTCGCCGTGCCTCGCCTCGCTTACCCATAAATCATTTACATCTGCCGGATCAGGTTTGCCGTGGAACACCACGACTGTTGCGCCTTCCGGTAATCCATTCCGACAGTGGTATTTGTAGCTGATCATGTCGGTGCTTGAGAAGTATTCAACGTCCAGTTTTCCTGCATCCCGCAGTTCTGTAATCCACTCCTGATCGCCCCACAATATCGGCGGTCTGTTAATCGGCGGCCAGTGTGCAATGGCAGGATCAAATTCATCGTGAATGATCTGTGCCGAATCGCCCTCCCAGTACATCATCGAACTCTGACAGCCACCATGCCCGGATACCGCCCAGTTCAGCCCAATGCGTAGCTGATGACCGATCAGTGGCGCGACAAGGCCATCCAGTGAGCCGGTGATAACAACATCGAGATCAAGCCACAAATTGCGCGTATGACTCACTGACCCGCTGAACAGGTTGGTTTTCCCCCACCATCCAGGTATGTCATTCAGTGGCTGTACGTTGTGGATACCTTCTATGTGATGTTCAGATATGCACTGGAATATGTGTGGTTCCGATAGATGACGGTCAACCTGCCTTTTTAATATCCGTACCTCTTCATCAGGCGCGTGGTGGTTGGTGTTCATCGTCCAGACTGTGATCATATTTTAATCAGCCTGATCTCTGAATCAATCCCCCTGTCCCGCCTGATAACCACCATATCAATATATGGCTGATCAATGATTGGCTCTAATCGGTTGTCAAAAGTAATCATCAGGTAACGCGCATCTGCTTTTAACAACTTACGCATTGCCTTGCGCTGCTTTTCCGGTGAGAAATGATTCAGCACCCACAACACCATCAAACAGTCCGATTCCGGCAATTTGTCCTTCAACATGTTGAGCTTTTTAACGCCCTCTGTACGTGGAATCAAATCATACGGAGCATAGTCACAACCAAGCGTTATGCGCTTAATCCAATTCAGATCACCAGCACCAATATCAGCGATAGACTCAATGCCGTGCTTGGCTACCATTTCAGGTATCCACGTGCGCTGTATTTTGGTTGCGCCAATTGTAGAACCACTTCCGCAGGGTGTTTCAGGAAATCCGCTGCGCCAGCCCCGCTGGTATTCATCATGGTTCATGTATTTCATTTGCTAAAATGCGTATCCGCTGTATTCAATGTCAGCTTTATGATGCAGTGCAATGAAATCCACCATTTCGTTATCGTAATGATTCCGGTAGTCAGCTATTCCACAGTTGTTCAGATGGGGTAGTGTTTCCGGCTTCATCCCAATCGTGTTCTGTATGGCATCCCAGTCGGCTTGCAGGTTTTCATATCTGCCGATAAAGTCGCAACCATCCAGAAAGTACATGGCGTTATGCCTGATGCCATTATTTAGAATGCGATCCATGAGGTATTCTTTAAATCCAATACCTTCATATTTAGGCATTATCTTCTGTTTGCGATAACAGGAATACATCCTGTCCCACGGGTTACGCATGAATCCAAAAGAGTAATATTCATGCTCTGCCTTGAACCGTGGCAAGTGCATCGCTCCAGCCGATTGCCCGCCAAGCAAAGCATACGCACTATTGCCGCCGGTCCTCGGAACATGGATAAATATGAACTCTTTGCCGTGGTTAATAATTGCCATAAATTGTTGTTTTATAGTGTTTTGTGGTAAGTTATCCACAGGTTATACACAGGCAGATAATGATGATTAAACAAAATCAGCAATTTGTGCGAACGGGAACCAGGTCATGGCGCTGCCGGGTGTGCAGTTATACACTGGCGGTATCTCCCCACGTTCAGCCTGGTCTGCAATGTGCTTGTAATCGTACAAAAGCCCGGTCTTATCGGGCTTGTCGAACAATGACCACTTCCGCAATGGCTGCGGGTACTCGCCTGCAACATCTGATAGCCCTTTGAAATAATGCCGTGCTTCACCCTTGCGGTACGTCATGTCGTATCCACAAAGCAGGATGGGGTCACATCCATAGTGAACAGCCAGATTCAAACACTGCCACCCGCTGGAGTGTCCGAAGCTGATGTAATCCTTATCCGTGGATAACCCATCAAGCCATAGACCCGGCTTATGCCGGTATCCGTACCGGTCGCATATGTCCTTGTCCCAGTGCCACTGGTCACAATCCAGGTCCACTTTGCCATTGTGCTTGTGCCATGCAGGATCACATGCCAACCAAACATCAAGGTCAAAGTCCTTATAGCTGTTATTCATACCAAACAGCATCACCTTGCCCGCTGCTTTTAACTCGCGCAGCTGGTCGGCCACCGGTGCCAAAGATGGGCCGGTGCCTAAAATCACGCCGATCAAAATATATCCTCAAGGCTGTGAACTGGAAAAGCATCCAGCGCGGTTTTCCGGGAACAGTTCAATATCTCGATCCCGTACTGTTCCGGCTTGATCGTCCTGAATGATTCGACCAGGCTCCCAAAGTTGGTGTCTGTCCTGAACTTCTCAGGATGGTCGCCAAACCAATGTGATTTACCACCGTGACAGTGCATATCAAAGCCCAGCAGCACGATCCTCGTTGCCCCAAGGTGCAGGGCAAGGTTGATGGCCTGATAGCCGCTATTGCTGCCGGAATGAACGTATTCAGGGTCTTTAGACAGTCCCCTTTCCCTAATCCTACACCGGAGTTTATGAACGCCCCATGCTTCTGGATTGTTCTTGCCCCAGTTTGTATTGCCTGGCGGATCACATGACCAGCATTTGCCCTCAAAATCACGGGCTACATCTGCTATGTGATACTTCCACCAGTGAAAGTCGGCAGCATATAAATGGTCTGCATCAACCATTCGCCATGTGTCATTGACTGCAATTATTTCTTCGCAGTTTTCCTTGAGCGTTTTGCAGTCTTCTTTCGTGATTGACGGACCGCTGGCGCAGATGCCAATGGTTTTCTTGGCCTTGGTTTTTTTTTTAATCTCCTTCGGCGCTGGTATCACCTTGGTTTCGTATTCATCCGCCACACCAATATCTATCAGGTGCAAGCGTACAGCTTCAGGTGGGTCAATCAACTCGCCAACATTCGGCATGTTGTAACCATGACCACAAAAAGGAATTTTAACTATAAGCATAAGGAATACCGGCGAGGTTGCCCCCGCCGGTTCCGTTAGTGGTTTACGTTACGGTGAAGCTACCGCCAACAAACGCTTTAGCATTGTAGATAGTCAATGCAAGACGTTCTTCAGCCAGCAGTGTCGCCATGTTCTTGACGAAGTTGGTGCTGTCTTCATAGCTGATAGCCAGGCTCGCAGTCTGTCGATTCCAGACCTGTGCGCCCATAGTGGCACCGACCAGGAACGTACCCGCCGCCATCGAATTACTCAGCACAACATTCATGCCCCAGATGGTTTGTGGGATAGTGCCGCCAGGATGACTGAAGATATACATGCCGGCAGTTTCTTTTGCCAGTTCGATATCGGCCCAGTCAGCCGGGTTGAGAACTACGAAATCACCACTGTAGTTGGTTATTTCGAGTTGGCCTTTCGCATCGCGAATCACATCCAGCTTAGTCGCATAATCCAGCGGGGAATTCATCGCATACGCGGTACGTCCGGTGTAAATACCCTCAATGGTTCCAGCAAGGCCAGTACCAACCAGAAGCTCTGTATCAACCTTCAAAGCCAATCCGTACATCATGCGCGAATCTGCATAAGAGCGGAGGAAATTGGAATCGTCCAGTGCCTGCTTACTGATTGGAATCCAGTGAGCAATGGTTTTGACTTCTTCAGAATCACTGGTGAACGTCAAAGCCGCTTCTGGCTTGGTCACGTTTTCAGCAACAATTGATGGAGATCCTGAAACCACTACCGCAGCCGCATTGGTGAACGTGTCTTCCTTCGGGAACCAGACGATATTGCTGTCGGTAACTCCAGACGGGAGCAGGTCACGAATACGCAATGCGCGGTTCGGCTCTTTGATAACCGTATCCAGGCGATGACCAGCAGTTAATGGCTGGGTCAGACTTGGAACAGCATTAACGATAGCCGTTTTGTACTCAATCTGAGCAGAACCACGAACACCACGATTAATGAATGATTTGAATTCGTCGCTTTCTATCAGCAGTTCACCCGCCGTCTTTTCAACGTCAATACCTTCAAAGTGATCCGCTTGTGAACGCTCAAGTTCAACCAGGCGATCAGCAACATCAATAGACTTTTCAGCCAGCTGATCAATTGCCGCCTTGGTTTCAACCGATGCCTTGCCAGCTTCTTCGGTTTCGGCATTGGATTTTTCAATGAAACCTTCAAGGGCCTCATGGGTTTTGAGCATCTGGGCTTCAACGGCCTTTAGCTCAAGGACATCTTCAACAGTGTCCATTCTGTTTTTATCAGTCATTTCAATTCCTCCGGCTTATGCCGTAAGTAAGTTTTAGGATCAGCCAATCAGTTTTCTCAGATCGTATTTATCAAACACGGCCTTGAGTTGTATGGTTGCCTGCATTTCGCGCACTCTAGCTGCGGTTTCCTGCTCAGACTCACTCCGGCAGATCGCCTTAGCACGGCCCAATAGCGCGGTAGCCATGCTCTTGGAATAATTACCTGACTCTCTCAGGAATGATTCCATATCTCGTAATGTCTGGACCGTATCCAGTTCAGACTTGAATGATTCAATAATCGCCTTCGGTTCTGCCGGGTTTCCGGTCAGACTGGTTTCCATCAGGTTGATGGTTTTCAATATCCGTCCACCGTCCTTCGACTCTTCATATCCACCAGAAGGGATGGTGAACCCAATCGAGAACGCCTTAACTGTGCCGTGGCGCATTTCTGCGCGGATGTCCTTAGCCAATGAATGATCACGGGTTAAATGCCCGACAACCCTCAAGCCCTTCTCATCTTCCGTAAACGATTCCCAGCGCCCAGGCTTCAGGAACCGCAGGTGTTCGTAATACATCTTGATTTCTTGACCGGATTTAATCGACTTCGTAAACGCCCCCGGCAGGATGGTATCGCCAACCTTATCAACGGAATTGAAGACGGATGCGTAGCCCGTGATCTTCCATTCATCATCATCAAACTTGAATTCACAATCCTCAATCGGGTTGGTTTTAATCTCCATCTTCATCTCCGCTGCCGTCAATCGGCGCAAGGTTTAACTGCACCCGCAATTTGTCTGCTTCTACATCATCAGACTTCGGCAGGTTTTCAAGTTTGCGTATTTCATTAATAGTCATCCAGCCATTCTGTAATGCCTGGCTGAAGAAATTGGATCGTGCAGTGCTGTCTGCTCTCAGGAACCCTTGGATATTATGTTCTGCAATGATCGTTCGTTGTTCTTTACCAACCAACAATGAATCAGGAATAACGTCCTCCCATTCATTCAGATAAGGCGCTAAAGTAAACGTCTGGAAAGCTAGTACCTGTTGCTCATACGATGCAGGCCATGCTGCTGTTGCACCCACTGCACCATCAACCATGACAACCGGAACACCAAAGAAACGGCATACTTCTGCAACCTGGAATTGCCGGCTTTCCAATAGCTGCAATTTGTTCGGGTCAACATCAACAATGCGGTACTTCATCCCGCCGGGGATAATCATCATCCCGTCTTTAAACTCTATCGTGTCAGCATCGGCACCATACATAGACCGGAGCTGCAATTTCTGGGCATCGGTTGGAAAATCATCCAGCTCCAGTACAGAATTGGCGTTACCGTTGACCGACTTGGCCGCTGATTGATCAGCAGATACGCTTAATCCCAGAACCTCGCGCATAAATCCCAACGCAGAAAGCCCGGTAACACCATCACTACCAAACCCTTTTAAATGGAATATCTCTTTCTGCGGGAAATCTACAGCACCGCCGCCGGTGTTATATCTGTATATCAGTTCTTTACCATCACGTATAACCTTCATGTATTCAGGCTTCAAGGGCATTAGCGATGTCGGCCTGTTGCCTGTCCACTTGATATGCGCGTAACCATTCCCCCACAAAACCCGCTGTGTCCACAATGCCTGCCGAAACTCTTTAGCAGTCATGATGTCGTTTGGTTTGTACTTCAGCAGCTCATACAGATAATGGTCTTCCGATAAGGTTTCCCGGCCATCTGGGGTGCGTGTATAAAACCCCAACGGCAGAGTTGCACCGGATTGCACCAGTATCCGTACACAGGCAAACACCGTGCTGACCATCAATGCACGCTCATCTGAAACCGTTATATTGGCCGCTGACTTTCTTGACGGCGGACGAGTATGCTGCTCACCCGTATCTGCGTTCTGCAACGCGCCGCCACCGAACACGCCACCGATCCAGCTCCAGAAGGTCATGACATCATCACCGGATCGGATAGCCAGGAATCAAGAGATCCTTTTTCTTCTTCCATCGTATATGCTTTCATCGCCATGATCATTGCCACCCCGCCATCAATCTTGCAGCGCGGGTTATTGGGGTTTTCCTTGACCGGCTTAATGTGGTCATCCTTGTTTCTGAAAACTGCCATATTGCCCATCATCCACGTTAGAACGGGGTCGCCGTTATGATAAAAGTTGCCATCCAAGACCGCTGTTTCTAATGTTTTCATCGGGTCTGAATAGCTGGAGAACTGTTGCGTGAACTTAAATACATCAAGCCCGGTTGCAATCAATTCCTGCATCATCTGGTTTGCCTGCCACGGGTCAAATGTCACAGATTTAACCGTGAAATTATCAGCAAGCGATTCTATATATTTCTTAATCTCGCCATAATCCTGTGCATTACCGGGGGTGGTTTCAATATGACCACCCAGTGCAAAGGCTTTAAATTTGTCATTCCATCCGAAAGCAGATTCAGGTACAAAGTGTTTGCAGAACCCGTAGAACTTGCCCTCACGCTTGAACAGTATCGCCACGCTTGATACATCTTTCTGCTCAGCAAGATCAATTGCGACATGGCAGGACTCGCCCGCAAAGTCTTCAAGGCGCATATCCTTTTTCTGTTTCTGCCAGGCCAGCATATTCATCCAGACAGATGTTGCACCAACCCACTCATTACAATGCTTGGTTCTGAACTCTGACTGTCGCTGTGCGCTTACCCGTGCGCGCTTTAGCTGGTCTAAAAGATAGTCTTCTGAAACCGATATGTTCAGATTCGGATTAACTTTCCTGAATGTATCCGCATCCGACCAATCATCATCGGCATCTGGAGCGTAAATCATCGCAAATGTACTATCCATATCAAGGCTATCTTCCAATATCTTGATACATTCGCCGTCTAATTCATGGCATGGGCCACCTAAACTGGCCCCGGCTGTAGTCGTAACCATCAATAAAGGCTGTTCTCTTGCCCCCATGCCGGTGTCAAATACCGCATATTGCTCGGTGGTTTCGTGCAAATGGTATTCATCGCATACGCTAAAGTTAGGACTAGCCCCATCATCAGGCTTTTTAATCACCGCCTTGAACTGCGAGAAGTTTGCAGGGATAACCAAACTGGAAGCGTTGACCTCAATGCCAAACCTGTCCCGAAACGCTTTATTGTTCCTGATGATGTAACTTGCAGGATTGAATAATAAATCCCGCGCCTGATCCTGTCCGGTTGCACCAAGATAACATTCAGCCCCGCTTTCATTATCAGCAGCAAAGAATATCAACCCAATACAAATTGATAATAAAGACTTGCCGTTCTTTCTTGGCACTCTCAAATAGAAATACCTGAAACGCCTTAGCCGTGTATCTGCCCACTTCCAACCAAAGATAGAACCAACAGCAAAACACTGCCAATCCTCCAGAATAATCAACTGGCCCTGCCACCGGCCCTTGGCGTGCTGCAGTGTTTCAATGTTGGCGATCGCTACATCAGCAGCTTCAGCATGAAACAGAATATCATCACGCTTTAAATCAGCATTGAAACGCTCACACGCCAACCGGATATATACAGGTGCTATCTGTTTTCCGCTTAATACGTCCTTAACGTACCGGCGACAACGTGCCGAACCTTTCACCTTGGGACTACTTGTGGCCCACCGTCATTATTATTCTTTGGTGCGCCACCTATCTTGCCGCGTGAGATCGGGGTGAATCCCAGTTCCTGCTGAATCATTCTCAACTGCGTATGGTCAGCAGCAAGAAACACTTTGCCATTATCAGGGTCTTGTGCGCTAACCATTGCAGAAACCATGATGCAATACTGGGCAAGTATGGTCGTATCTGTCTTGGTCAATACCCCACCAGGCGCATCCTGCATCGTGCGCTTCCATTCCTGCTGCGCATACTCATTCAGATAGTCAG